TTTAGTCCGCCATATATCCTAGCAATATAAACAAAGTCTTCCGAGTTTATATTAGGATAATACTTGTTTGTCTCAGGTATTATATTTAACTCGTATTTGTTTTTCAACTCCTATTAGTTAAATTGTTTGTTTGTTTGACTTACTTTTATATAAGTCTCAAAGCGGTCAATTTCTTAACCGCTTCGGGTCTTATATTTGTTTATTTTTTCTTTTTGTAGTGAACGCCTTTTATATCATCTTCAACTAATTTAATTAGACGCTCAAGAGCTTTTGCAATTCGTTCAAGTGTTTTATTGTCCATTGACCGCCAACCTTTCAGCAAAACGCTCATTTCTAAACGCTTGAGCCTTGTCCTCTTCCTCTTTTTTCCATTTGTCAAAATAACGCTCTTTTAACTTGCTTTCAACGTCTTCTAGCTCCATAACTTTTTTACTTTTGTTATATGTTGCCGATTTCATTAACTCATTATCAACATAAAAATTAAAAGTCCTTTTGTTTCCGTTGTCTTGAACTTCTAACTCATTTGTTAAAAATGGATAACTATTTGACGCCGATGTACCTATTTTAACAGAGTTTTTAGCGTGGTCTCTAATACCCTGAGACTTAGCCATACTTGATTTATAACTATTGTTATAAGTATCAACCCATATTGGATAACTTCGCATAGTTTACGCTCCTTTTTTTGTTTGTTTGTTTTTTCTAACATAATTGCTAGATACAATCAAAAGTTTAATTGTTTCAGGTATAAAACCCAACGCCGTCAAGCGTTCCTTTTCAGGTCATCAGTCTAGCTTTGAGCTCAGGCGATACTAGACCGCCTAAGCCCGTAATTTTTAAAATTTATGCTTTCATTAAGTCTTTTAAAACTATTTCCGCTTGAGTTTTTTGAAATACATATTCAACTATAGGTTTACTATAATTAGTATGTTTCATAACTCTAAAAGCTGACATTTTAGCTTTTAAATCAGGAATAAAAAAGACACCTTTTGTAATACTATAATTAGTATCGCCGTCCTTTTCATAAAATATATTCTCTTGATTACTCATATTTTTTACGCTCCTTTATTACTATTTTAGCGTCTTCAAGTCTTTTATTATCTTCTTCAGTATTTAAAAAACTTGATATTGGAAGACTTAACGCTTTAATCATAGCCTTTAAGCTCCAAGTAGGTTGTTTTCTTAATGTTTCAATATTCATAAGATTTGACCCTTTTGTTAATGTTAATAAATTCTAGTTAATACTAGATACAAACAAACTTATTTAATCGGTGGACTGAGTACCACTCTAAACCTGCTCCCTAGACCCTATCGCCTAGCTGTTGAGGTGTCCCACTCTTTAACTGTAGCTTCTATGAGGCGGAAGCCGTGAGAAGCAATTTAAACTACTTAAATCTAGTTAAGAATTCACTTGATAAAATCAAGTAACTATTAATTTATTCATAAAAATTACTGAACATATAATCCTTATAAACTAATAAAATAGCTATTCAACAAAATAATGATAAGTGCGACACTCTGACGCAGTTTGTGGCATTGTTGCCTTATTTGATTAAAGTTCCCTTATTAGTGATATAGGCTTTAACTCTAGCTATTATATAACTTACTTACTTATAACTAATTAATAAAAGGAATGAAGAGAATGAAAAGAATTAAAGAGAAGATATTATATGTTTTATTTTGGATTATATTAATTGCATTTACTTTGATTGCTTCCGCATTAATAAAATAAATGTTGTCTTGTTTGTCTTGCTTGATGTGTTGCTATGGATATTAAAGAGAATGAGAAGACAAAAACAAAAGAGAATAGATAAGAGAAAACAAAAAGTATAACACCAAACGAAAAAAACAGACTAGCTCTAACAAACGAAAAAATAAAATAGAAGCCAAAGGCTACCCATAACCGCTTTATATATCCTCTGCGGTGTGCCTATTACTACGCTTGAGCCTTATATAGGAAGCGACCCGCCATATTGAAGCGGGGTTATCCCCAATTTTTAAAATTTTTATGCCCCCTTTGGGGGAGCGTGGCTCTCGCCGTAAGCGTGATACCTACTCAAATTTTTCTACTGAATATTAGCTTCTAGGCTTTTCATTATCTGAGACAAGTCTATAGCTCTTTCATCAGTCTGTTGAGCCCACTTTGAGTCCAACATTTCTATACTAGCGTCTTGGTATCTACCATCTTTAATTAATTTTAAGGTATTTGTAAACTTAGAGACACCATTATATCCCATTTGGTATATCATTTCTGTTACTATACCTACTGCTGTAGGGTGGACATTACTGTCTCCTAACAGTTTTAAAGCTCCATCGTGAGCGTTCTTAAAGTCTTTCTCAAAGACACCTTCCCAATACTCCTTAGTGTAACCACCTTCAGGTTCTACTTCTCCTGCTTGAATAACGTGACCAAAACCTGCTGTAGAGAAGTTTTCTTTTACTACTTTTCCATCTGTTGTCTTATATTCAAGATTATAAGGTAATTCTCTATAACCTTCGTGTTTTTTAATTCTCTTTTTTAAATATTCTATTTCAGTATTATCCATTTGTTTCGTATGTCCTATCGTTATCCCTAGAAGTATCGCAGTTACAAGACCCACAACAATTATCTTGATGAGTCTCTTTGTCGCAGTGGCACTCGTGTCCACAATTTTCACATTTCTCCATAATTCTATCTGCATAAGAAGAGTGAGTAAGTAAACAGCTATAGTAATAGCTTTAACCTTTGTCTTCCCTAATACGGGTACTTAAATGAACCTATCCCGTTTAGGTTGTATACCTACTGTGTGCTCCATAAACCTTTCTAAGTCTTTATTGATTAGTTCGTCTTTATGTTGTTGATAAGATAAAGTTTGGTCTCTGTCCATTCTTTCAACCCAATAATTAGCCGCAATAGCTAATGCGTCAATTTGGTCATCGTGTCTTAACGCACCTTTATCTCTAGTTATTCTAGTCATTTGCCTAAACAGTTGATGATTAGGTTCTAACTTGAAGTCTTCTTTTATTGTATTCTCGTCTACCACTAGCCTATGAGTATTCATAATAGGCTCTAAGGTATCTATAATTCTTTTCTCTTTTTGTATATTATGCCTTACCTCTTCAATTTGGCAAGGGTGTATTCTAGCCATAACAGGCTTTAATAACGCTGTAGCCATACCATCACCAAAGTTAGATTCAATAACCACGTTATTCACTTTGTTACGTTTAGCTATAGCTGAAAGCTCTTCTAAGGTAGCATCTGAGTAACCACCATCTAAAGCTCCTATGTCGGTCAAATAAAGCACTCCGTGAAGCATTTTAAGCACCGCATACGCTGTTTTGTCTTCTCCCCGACCCGCAGGGTCTATAGACATAGCCACCCCTTCAAAATCTGTATATTCTTCAGATAAGTGTAAAGGAGCAACATAATAATCACCCTTTAATCCTACATTAGGTATCTCAGGGTCTACCCCTTTTAATTGTTGAGTACCTGAAGCCCACTGAATTTGAGCAGGAGCTTTTTTCCAAGTAGTACAACCTGAAGCTACAATTAAGTCATTGAGCTTTAAAGGGTATCTATTAGCGTCAGACATTGTAGTGTCTAACATAAACTGTAAGTTAAATCCTGAACGTCCATAGGAAGACAAACGCTCTAATAAATCTATACCATCAAATCTTTGAGGGTCTGTAGGTTCACCTTCTTTATCTGTAATATTAGAAATAATAGTAGACAGTTTACTACCATAACCAATCGTTTGTTCTTTAGTTGGATATAACGCTGTCCATATTTTTGTCTTATAACCTCTTTCCTCTAATGTGTTATATAAACTCATTTCAGTTTGAGGTGTTCCTAAGAATATGATACGACCCACATCGGGTTTAATAATCGCATCAAATTCTTTCACAGTTTCACTTAATCTATCTCTCATTAACTGAGTCTGTGAGTTATTTGCTGACTCTACGTCATCGGCAATAATTAAATCTGCACGAGAACCTGTAAGCTGTCCTGTAATACCCATAGATTTCACACTAGGTGCGTGAGAAGCGGTAGCAGGAGCTACATCAAAACTAATTTTAGAATGTCTTTGGTCATCTCTAGGAATTAGATGTTGTAATATTGGCATTTCATTGATTAGTCTTTGAGTAAAGGTACTAAAGTCATCAGCTCTATTTTTAGAAGCTGAAACTACCAATATATTCCTTTGAGGATTTAGTAAAAGTTGGTGACAGACAAATGCTGAAGTAATCCAAGATTTACCAACGCCTCTGAAGGCTTCTATAACTAATCTACGTTCATTTGACTGTAGATAGTCTGCTATATCATATTGTATGGGAGTTGGGTTAGGTAGGTTTAGAAACTTCCAACATAAATACAAAAAATTCTTAAAATTTTTTAAGCGATTATCCATTTGTGTCAAAAGGTACTTTCTCAAGAATATTATCAGGTTTTGCACCTAATTTTTCAGAGCTATAAGTTTTACAAACTTCTAAACATACTTTCATTTCTGAAGCAGTTAGCTCTTGTCCTGATTTTAATTTTTGGTATGCGTGTTTAACTAATAATTCAGGTAATTCTTCTATAATTTTTTCTATTCTAACGCCCTTGTGCTCTATATCGTTTTTTTGTGACACTTTTGTTTGGACTTTTTGCGTGTCGCCATTTTCTTTTTTTGGGCTTTGGTTTAACATAATTGTTTACTCCCCACTTCGGTGCTTTTGCCATTTATTTCTTTTCTCGGTGTTTGTAGTATTTGTGATATACTTCTTTTTTGTAAGCCCACATAGATATTCTTGTTGTAATTCGGTGTATAAATCTTATTATGCTCAGAATCATAAGAAGACTCCTTTGTAAAGTTTGTTGCTTTGTCTAGGGTACAATAACCCACAAAATAGAAAAAGAAAAATGCGTAAATTAAAGGTTTTAATTTTAGCATATATTAAGCATCTTGTTCAAATGCTGACGGCTTTCCTTCCTCTACTGGTTTCATTTGTTCTTTCCATTGTTCTTCCGATACACAGTTATAAAACATTCTAACTTGCATATGTTTGAACTCTTGAACACCTACAGTGTCCATATAAGTTTCAGCTATTTCTGCAATAGCATAATAGCCTTTTTTATAACATTGTTCTTCATTTGTAAA